CTTGTTCTTAAGTTCTTTAACACGCCTATCCGCAGCCTTAGCACTCTTGCTACGCAGCTTACCCAAAGCATCGCTACGAAGTTCTTTATATATAAGGTCTCTTTGAGTACTGGCTGACTTGGTGAGTGTCACGTTCCTGTAGAACAACTCCATACGACGCTCATGGTCGTGAAGGCCTGTCATGTACATCTGCAAATCAGCCAAGACTTCTGAGTACTTCTTACCCTGCAGACGCATGATGTTACGGATAGCATCCATCGCGCCTTCATTAAACTCTTTGAACTCGTTACTCTTATTGGTGGCAACGCCAATAGCACTGTTGTAGACAGTGTTGATCGTATTTATTTTGTCGCCAACCCAATTGGCGATACCAAGCCGCGTGAGGTTACGCTCTAGAAGCACGAACTCTCTGGTGCGGTTCTGCACCTTGCGTACTAGATCGTTGTAGCCTTGCTTGGTAAATATATTACGCATCACGCCACCAAACCGCTTGAACGAACTAGTCTGGTCGTTCTCGGTCTTATTGATGAGGCGTTCTTTTTCTGCCTGTGCTTGCTGCTCAGGTGTCTGCTGTGGCGCACCAACATAAAGTGGGCCAACCGTAAATGCAGGTATCCCACCCTCAGGCGGTGCGGCAATGATGGTGTCAAATGCGCCAGCTACCTCTAAGAATAGATTACCTAAAGCACCGGGGGTAACGGAGTACATCACCCCGTACTTTTTATCCCCTACGGTCTCTTCAATCTCAAAGTCTTCAAGATCTGCATCACGCAGTTCTTTATTGAGTTTCTCTATCTCTGTTCTTAGTTGGTTACCTTCCTGACGAAACCGGATCATTTCCGGTTTAGCGTTTACTAGCTTACGTAGAGCATCAAAGTCTTTAGCCTTTGGCCCCTTAGCCCCGAACTCAGCCTGGGCTTCTTTAACCAAACGTTCTTCAGCAAGCCTTTGGTCAGCTAAATGTTTTGTATATCTTCCATTAAGATCATCGGCTTTTTTAATAAGCGGATTATAGACGCGGCCTTCTTTTCTTATATTTTTTGCCCGTTCCCCCATCTCTTCGGCAATCTCTGCCTTATCATCTTCAGACAACTCAAGGTCTTCTTCGACCTCTTTAGCAGACTTTGTACGCCCCTGCTCAAAGAACTGAGCCGGTACACCTATAGACTTGATTACCGTAGCAGCGCGTCTAAATAGACCGATGACATCAGCGACAGCTTCAACGAAAGCCGCATACAAGTTATTTGGGTTGTCTCCAAGAGCAGAGTATGAAACGGGTTCCGCTTGTTCCGATTTCTTTTCAGCGAATGTTCCTTTAATCGGAAGCCCAGTAGTTTGTTCTGCGGTTAGAGCCGGTTCATCTCTTATATCACTATATTTAATCAAGTGCCCAGGCGCAGTGAGTTTCTGTAACTCAGCCTGAAACTTGGGGTCTGTCATTGCATAAGCAATGAACTCATATACGTTTTTGTATGCGCGGCTGTATTTTTGCCCAAGATCTTTCTTGGAGAAGGCCATCAAAGCTTCTAGCCTTTTTACCGCTTCAATTCTTTGGGGATTCTTCTCGGTGCCGTTCTTAACATCGGATATGACTTTTACGGTAGCCGCATGGACAAGTTCGTGCAGTACAGCCGTCTCGTTCAATCCACGGTTACCAACATAGACCGTATCTGTTTTAGCGTCGTAGTAGGCAATGAAGTCGTTCGTATCGACATATTGCATCTTGGTTTTAAGACCAAGACCACTCAATGAACCAGCAACTAGGCGGTTCATCTTAGAAGTTACTTTGTCGACTAGCCCTGAATAATCAAATAAAAGACCTTTGACCTTACCTTTATAAACACCCTTGGCATTCTTTCTTAAGTACTCAAGAACTTTTTCAGTCTTTTGCCCAGTATCACCACCTTTAACAGGCTCTTTAATGATCTGAACAATATCTTCAGGTAGTTTCTGTTTAAGACTTAGTTCCTCAGTCTCTTCTTCGGCTCTAACACGACGCTGTGCCGCAGCTTCAGATTCTTTTAACGTCGCCGCTGCCTCTAACTCAGGCCGCTCAGTCGCAAACTCTTCTTTTACAAGTTCCTGGACAGCATCAAACCCAGCCTGCTGAACTTCATAGGTAGGGCCAGCGTAGCTTGGGCTAGATTCTTCTGGTGAAAATACTTTGTCTAAGAATGCTTTTTTAGCTGGCTCAGGCAGTAAATTCCAGCGGGGTAGGTTTATGCCTCTGTAATTAGACTCTGCCTTACGGTTGATTTCATACGCGGCTATGGCAGTGTTTTTCTTGCCTTTACCTTCGCCTTTAGACTTACGATAGGCAGTAAGTTCTCCGATTGCACCTAGTACTATGTCTTCTAAGCCTTCGACTATACCCTCTTTTGTGGTCTCGTCATAGACGATATTAGTGCCAAGAGCATCTTCATAGACCATCTTTTCGTCGGCACTTAAGTCTTCCCAAGGCTTATTCTTTTCGCTCTTTCCAAGTGTCTGACGAGTACGCTCGTACGTCTCGATCATCCTTGTTTCATCTTCAAGCTGGGCAATCTCGTTATCTAAGGCTACCCCTTCGTCGGTCTGGGCATAGGTCTCACCAATATCCAACTGACCCTTAGCAACTTTGTTTCTAGCAGCCTTAGCTTGTTTAAGCCGTTCTTTTTTATCAGCTAAAGACTCTTCTTTAGCGGTGACTGCGGCGGTAGTCTCCGGGGCTGTTTCAGTAGGCGCAGAAAAGCTAGGATCAATGAATTGATCAACTCTAGAATATAATTTGCCAATATCTTCGTTGCTCGGATCTCTGCCCAACACCTGACGAGCAAACGTTTCTAGTTCACCATTTAAACGACGACCAAGCTTAGTTGCAGTCGCTTTTGCTGCCGGATAATTTGCCTTCTCATCCGCTTCTCTAACTTTTTTTGCGAGATCAATTAGCGGTTGTGGCGGTTGAATTTGATTAAACTCACCAGCCGTAGCTATCCTAGCTTTACGTTCTATCTCTAATGTACTTGGCTCAACTGTTACTGGTGCCTCAGTTATCTGAGGAGTAGACAGAGTTTCACCAGCCCCATAACGGGCGCGTCCCTCCCGAGCGTCTTGTCTAGCCTCTGCTTCCGCCTCTTGATCAAGACTTAATTGTTCATCTATAGCGGCCTTCTGTGCCTCTGCCTGTGCCGCAACTTCAGCAGTGTTATATGCGTCTACGGCTTTCTGTTCTTCTGCAGACAGTTCTACCTTAGCTTTTTTACCGCGCTTGGGTTTTTCTGTTACAGGCGCCGTGGGAGTAGCAGGGGTGGCTGTTTGTCCAGCCATATACGCCTGATAATCTGTATCTCCATCAGTGCCAACATCAGTTACACCCGCACGAGCTTGTGCTAGAGCATCGCCTAAATTTACTTGCCCTGCGGCTATGCGTTGTTCTTCAGTAATCTGTGGTTCAGTGGGTTCACCAGTGGGAGTAACAAGGGCAGGTCTAGTGCGAGTAGTGGCACCGACACCAGCACCAAGCGCACCACCAACCAGACCTTCTAGGGCTGCTTGACCTGCTACGCCACGGAATAGTGGGACTTCTTCCCCAGTCTCATCAGCGAACTTCTGCAGCGCAATATTCTCAGCCATCTTCTCCTGGCCTGCCTGCACTGCTTCGGGTACGGCTTCTGTTACGGCGCCTCTACCGGCTGCGGGTAATAGTGCTTGCTCAGCACCTTCTTTAGCCGCAAACCTACCAAGAATCATCTTCTCCACACCGGTGCGGCCTGCTACACCGCCAAGTACCGTACCAGCAAGAATTGATCCCCAGTTTTCACCACCGTAGGCTTGTGCTTCTTGAGCCTTGGCTTCGGCTGTGGCTTCGTCCTGTCCAGCCTCCATAAGAGCATCTTTGACAGAACTATAGATAGTGCCCTTAACAACACCGGCACCCATAGTGGCACCAAGGCCAGTGGACACACCACTAGCAGTGGAGGCTTTCTCAGCCGCAGTCAATGCCCTACCAGCAGCAACACCTCTAGCGCCGACACCGGCAAGACCACCAAGGATCATAGGTGCGGCAGTGCCCAATGCCTGAGAAACTAAATCTACAGGGGCAACGGTAAGAGCTTTGAGAGCAGCCCCGAGTTGTGCGCCAAGACCTTTGTCTTCAGCCTCCTTCATGATTCTGGAGACTTCTTGGGCGTCAGCCTTAGACTGCGCTGACATCAGATCACCGATGTAACCTTCTACACCAACAAGCGACTCAGCTACGGGATTACCCGCACCAAATGCTTCGGCGATCATGCGAACGCCCTGGACTGCGCCGCGCCCTACGGCTAACGGAACGTCGGCTATTGAACGGAAGACTGACTGTTCTTCGGGTTTAGGCTGTATGAAGGTTTCTTCAATCTGCCCTTGGCTTCTTAAAGCTTTATACGCTGACGCTACAGTCTCAAAATCAGGCGTACCTTTTTTGTCTTTGTTATTTACTAACCATTGAGCATACTGTTCTAAGGTAGCCATTTACTGTGACCCTATGATTGCGTCAGCCCTTCTAAGTAAATCTGAGTTAGCAACGCTTGTTCCCGCCCCAGCCGCGCGTCTTTCTTGCTCAATAAGTCTACGTCTTACCGTATCTTCATCAGGCACAGGTCTACCGGCGGCTTTTTCTCTATCCTGTATTCGTTTTATTAGCAACGAATCTTTAGCAATTCTATCGTCTACAAGTTTAGCCGCGTCTTCGTAGGTAAAGGTTTCCGAACCTCTGTTCCTCGCTATTAATTTTTCTACCGCAGCCTTCTGCTCTGGCGTACCTTTTTCAAGTATACGTGCGGCATAGCGGTTAAAGTCTTCAGGCTTAAGAGAGGCTTCAAGACGTACAAGCTTTTCTCTAAACTCGCGGTCCTCTTTAATCTTCTTTTCTTCCCTACGCCGAGTCATCGTCTGAGTAAGGATGTCAGCTTTCTCTTTACGAGTCATGCCTTCAAGTTCAGCCATACCCTTGGCACGCTCAGTGGCTTCTTTACGTCGAGCGCGAGTATCTTCACCAGCACCTCTAACGGCTGGTGCAGCTAAAGCAAAATTTGCCCCCGCATAGGGAGAGGTTCCACCAGCAACAGCAAGACCCGCTTCAATAAGACGCATTGCATTATCTGTACGGGCATTTGCTTCTGCTTCTTTCTCTTGCTTCTCATACAACGCTTTTAGCCTGGCTCTAGTCGGGTCTTCACCAAGAACACGCTGGATCATTGCAAAATCTTGATTAAACTCTTCTTCTACCCCAAGCGGAGTAGTTCCTTGTTGTACAGCCGCTTGTTGCACTGCGGCTTGAGCAGTAGAGGGTAGGTTAGATGCTGCGCGTGGAGGAGCAGCAGGCGGGGTAAATCCTTGAGCCGCGAGTCCAGCAGAAGACGATGGCACTCCTGTGCCTTGACGGGAAAACTTAGCAGTCTCCGCATCAGTGGCTGTGGGTTGCATTAAAGCTTGAAGTCTTGCAGGTAGTTGTCCGGTAAGTCTGTAATTAGCCCGTTCTTCTAGATTCATCATCGCAAGAGCGCGATCCATGCTAAGACCACCAGCCTGGAATGCAACAATCCCGCCGCCAGCCATACCCTGTGGCTGATTAAACATCTGTTCCGGCACGGGGATCTGATCTAGTCCTGGCCCTGCGGGTTGACCCTGCATTTGTTGCGCTGCGGCTAGGCCCATCTGGGGGGCAGACTGCGTATTGTCTTGGAAAACCGTAGTCTCCGTCTGAACTTCTTGAGCTAACGCTTCGTTAACAATACGGTTGTATATGTTAGCCACCACACCGGCTTCTGTAGTCGGCTTAATCTTGCCTTGTTTTACAGCGTCATCAAATGCTCTTTTAGTCGGGTACGCAGCCATAATCTGCGTAACAGACGGCTTTTCAATAGCTTCGCCTAAGCGCGCAATGCTCATTATCTACCCCCACCAAGAAGGTTATACAAGCCAATACCGGTAAGCCCCATGCCTGTAAGTTGGCTGGCAAACGACGGAGGCGGCGTAGTAGTCTGCTGAGTACTACTATTAAGAGGTATACCACGCAAAATGTTAGATAGGTTACCAACTTGTGTGAGGCCGTACTCAGCTTTTTCCATAAGATCCCTGCGCTGAGCGTCAATTTTTTGTTGTTCAATAGCACGCTCAAGGTCGCCAAATGCGCCTTGAGTTTTAAGAATATCCAGTTGCCCAGCGAGTTGCTGAGTACCCAGACCACCCATAGTCTGAGAAAGACCAGCAAGGGCCTGTCCAGCACCAAGTCTCTGTTGTGCTGCTTGAAGAGCCGCAGACTGATTTGCCCTTTGAGCCTCAAGACTCTGACCAGCACCCAGTTGTTGTACACCGAGAGCGGCGGCAAGATTTTGCTGCCCAACAGTTAACCCAGCTTGTTGGTTAGCAAGAGCTGCTCTCATCGCCTGTTCAGCATTTAGCCCTTGGGTCTGTAGTTGTGCCGCTTGATTTTGTACAGCCGCCTGTTGTGCCGCATTTAGGTTAGCAAGCTGCGCCTGCATCGTAGAAGCGCGATCACGCTCAAATTGTTGAGACGCGGCATCATAAGCAGACTGTAATCCTTTAGCCTGAATATCACCCATCTCTTGTCGCAGACCAGATTCTCTCAAACCTTGAAGCACTGCTTGTCTTGCACCGCTGTATGTCCCCTGCCGTGCAGCAGCAAGATTAGCTCCTAACTGTGCTCGTTGCGCCGCGTCAACAGCTTTACGTTGCTGTACATCAACTACGCCCTGCATATACGGAGACATATACTGCTGCATTTGTTCTGCGCCGAACATCTGCGGCCCCTGCATTTGAGCAGCTTGCATAGTGGGCGCACCGTAATAACCCGCTGAAACTTGTTGAGCCGGTGTCATTTGATACTGCAGCAAATCAGGAGCGCTTACTCCCATAGCCTGCAGATTTTGCAAGGCAGACAGACCAGAAGCTGCATCCCTGCCAAACTCTCCAGCGCTAGTAAAAGCAGACGGTAAACCTAATCCACCTACAGCGCTTTTTAGATTTTGTTGGCCTTGAGTAAGACCAGCTACAGAACCAGAACCAAGTAAGCCTTGGTTAATTAGGTCAGCGTACTGGGTTGAGTATGCTTCTGGACCTATTCTTCCAGACGGAAATATCTGTGAAGTAGCCTGCTCAATGAGACCGGCTTTTCTGTCTGCGCCCTCGCCCGTACCTGTATAAAACGGCTGTAGTACTGAAGGTATTTCGGCAGATGTAGTGACTGTTGACGTTGCCATAATTTATCCTTTAAGCAGGCATGTATTTTCTAGCGTTAATCTCAGGGGGCTGTTCAGTAGTACCATGTCTAGCCTTACGAACACGGTCCATCATCATATAAAGCTTATTAGCCCCCGCACTACTAGATCCGTTGCCAATATCTGCCACAACATCAGCAGGTACTACAAATTCATCGTTTGCTAATCGAGCTTCTTGCACACCTTCTATTGTAGCTGGGACATCATCACTCATACCATCCCCAGCGCCCTTTACTACTCGTGGTTCATTTGTAGGACCAGTAGTGCCCCCCTTGCCAAGTGCCATCAACCCACCCCCTGCGGCATAGACAGGTTGATCTATCCTAGCTAAAGAATTTTCAAACGCTAAGCGTCCTTCACGTTTCTTTCTTTCTTCTTCGGCTTGTACTGCGGCTAATTGTTGTTTAGCTAGATCCATTTCTTTACCGGCTTGATACGCGCCGTAAGCCATATTCCCACCAATTAATGCCAGAGTTGGGTCAATCCCTGTTACTTGTTGAAACTTAGAGATATCAGGTTTAGCTGCGGCTGTACCCGCAGTGCCAGCAGTTGCTGCGGTTGTAGGAGAGACCGTGGGTGGAGGAGGTGCTAATAAAGCCGCATTAGTCTGAGGACTATAAAATGTTGGGTCTCCATAAGCAAGCATATCAACTTTACCGGCAGAAACATTACCTGCGCCGCCACCAGTGGTAGCGGTACTTGGCCCACCAACAGAAACACTATTTGTACCGCCACCAGCAGGAGCACCAATAGGTGCGTTAGGATTCATAGCGTTATAAGCACTACCCAGACCGTAGGCAAGTAAGCCTGTTTTGATACCACGGTCAAAATTAATTCCTTTACCAGGCGCGGCTAAACCAGCAATTAGTCCAGATGCAGCAGCTTGCCCTGCTAGGCTAGTAATACCTACTTGCGGCCCAAAAATAAACGGTAAAACAGGGCCGGCTACTCTCATAACTTTTTTAAATTCGTCCTCAAGTTTTCCCGCCTCTGGTAGCCCAGTGCTAGGATTAATTGTCAAGCTATCACCTTGTCGTCTAGCCAATGCTTGTAGCCCCTGAACTTCACTAGGAGTCATATGCACAAGCATAGAGTCATTACCACGACCTTGCTCGGCTAATCTTTGAGCTTCTTGCACCATACCTCCAGACCGCATATTTTGAGTCTGAGCAGGTATCATTTTTAGAAGTTCAGCTATGTCAGAACCAAATAATTTAGGCACTATTGCACGAGCAGGACTTGCCATGAGTTGACGGATAAATTGTTTTTCTTCGGTATTTAGCCGTCTGTAGTTACTTACAAGCTCTTGCTTTTGTTCAGTAGTCAGCTTCATAGCTTAAGTTCCTTGCAAAGAAGGTGTTTTCTTACCTTCAATTAATCGACCTAATTTAACGGTTAGCTTAAATAATATAAACACAGGTATTAGCATCGCCCCTTTACCAAACCCGGCAGGTTTTTTACTAGGGCCAAATACTCTTTGCCAAACACCAACTGCTTTACAAATTGGTATACCTGCGGCTGTAATTAATTTGCCGGTAGTGTTACCGGACTCTTTAACGCCCATTTTATAAGCCATTTCTTCGGCCCAAGGCGTAGCAATTTCTTTAGCCCATGATGTAGACCAGCTCTGTAAAATTTCACGCCTACGCTTTTCTGGTAACCAAGGCATCATATTAGGCCCGTTGCCTTCCATCCAATCTACTACAATCTCAGCCCAAGCACGGTATCCGTTATAAATATCTGGGTTGGTTTTAACTAACTTAGCTCCAAAAGCTTGATCAGCTAAATATATATCTTCGTTAAGTAACCCAAGCTTATATAGCTTTGTACATATAATTTTTCCGCCGCCACCACCGCCACCGTCGCCCATACCACCAACACCAGCGCTTTCTCCGCCTTCTCCTACAGAACCGGCACCGACACCCACACCAGAAGCACCACCGCCACCACCGCCAAATCCAGAATCACCTAGGCCAGAAACTGCGCCCATAGCGCCTTCACCACCTAAGCCAGCAGCGTTACCAAAACCTGAGCCAGCGTTACCACCGCCAAATCCAAATCCAAAACCAGCGTTACTTGCGGCTGCTGCGGCTTCGGCTGCTGCTTGTGCTGCTGCGGCGTCGGCTTGTGCGGCAGCTGCGGCGTCGGCTTGTGCTTGTGCTGCTGCTTGTGCTGCTGCGGCTTCGGCTGCTGCTTGTGCGGCGGCTACTGCTGCACCTTGGGAATCTTGCATGCCGGTTACAGCACCAAGCACTCCTTCATTACCTGGGCCAGCTGGGTTACCAAAGGCTGAACCAGAACCCGAAGGTACCCCTTGTTCACTGATGCTTGTAACTTGTGCAGGTGTAGTACTTGGAGTCGTGCTTAATGCAGCGTGTGCCGCCTTAGCAGCCAAAGCTCCCAATGGATCAGCAATCGTAGCAACAACTCCTAAAGGACCACTGTATGCTGCATTAGCAGCGCTAACAGCATTAGCGATTCCACTACCCACTTCACCAGCTGATGGACCCGGACCGCCGCCACCGCCACCAGCGTCACCGCCACCGCCGCCACCATCATTCCCACCACTGACATTACCACCAGAAGGAGGCGTAACAGGCGTAGTAGGTGTAACCGGCTTATTAGCAGTGGTAGCATCAGCGCCCGTGGGAAATCTTACAGTTGTTGCACGGTTAGGATCTGCTGGAGCAAATGCTTGGAACACACGAGAAGGGGCTTCAGAAGGAATAGAAGGCGTAGTGGGAGGTAAGAATATTTCTCTAGCAGGTTCTGTATACCTTTTGCCAGTCTCTAATATAGGTAAAAACCCTTGATCTACTCTTCCTCTTGGTGCAAAAGACGGCGCTTGAGACTGAAGTACGCCATATAAACCAGAAGGTACAAAATTAGGCGTAGAGTAAGCATCGGGGCTTACTGAAGCTTGCATGGACTCTATAGCCTGCATAGTCGGATCTACAGACTGTAAACTGGCTAAATTTTGATAATAATTAATTACATCGTACAAATTTCCATCTGACGTTGGAGATTCGCCGCGAAGAATTGGGTCTGTGTAATCAAGAGCCATATAAGCACCTTATGGAATTGCCGAAACAAATGTTATTGAACCCACTGCAGAAGGTATTGCAGGTCGTGCATATGGGGTATTCTGCGATGGATCATGAAACATGTATACACCATCGGTCGGTGTGGTGGGGTTACCAGCCAAATCTGTAGCCCAATAAAGCTCTATTTCATCACCCGTGTCTACTTGAAATGTAATTTCTGAATAAGCAACTACGTGACCTTCTTCACCTGGGCTAGAACTTTTACGAGCTGGTACAAAAAACCTAGAAGTAGAATTAGCTAAATCATTATTATTGACTTTCATCCATACATCTACGTAGTGGATAGAATTAGCTGTATTAATAAATTCTAAGCTATAAGTAATTTTATATATCCCAGCAACATCAGCCGTAGCAGAGCCAGGTGCGTTAAGGGTCCATTTATACCCAGAGTCCAGCGTGTTCCACTTAACTACCGTAGCAGTGTTATTACCGGTAGCAATCTGATCCGTAGAGTCAGAAGCGGCAATATGGGGTAATTTTAACCCGTAGCCGTCCCCAGAGAAAAGCCCACCGTAAAAGTTGTCAGCTTTGTAAGACTGCGCTTGTTGAGGAGTGAGGGAGTCTAGTAAATTAAAATACAACCGTAGTGCATTGACAAGTAGATCTTGCTGCCGCCGGTCATATTCCAGTGCTGGTAGAGGTAGAGCAGGTGCCCTAAACCCGATAAGTGCCATTACCGCTTCCCATCTTCGCGGGTATCAAGCCTTGGACTACCTAACTGCCACTGCACATTTAACTGGTCTGAGTCAATCTTTAGCGCCATCTGACGACCACGGGCACGGATGTAGACCTGATTAGTGTAAATACCTACAGAAGTACGAATCACACGTTGTGTGTCAGAAGGATCATTCTGAAAGTTAGAACCAGGCCAGTCACGCGAACGAACTGTTAGATTAACCTCAGGCGCATTAGCAGTAGATGTATTGAAGTTTATATCCGGTATGAGCCTACGAGAAAGCATAAACTTTTCACCGTCTCCAAGATCAAAATCAGAAGACTGAATGTAAGACTCCATTGGTGCGTCATCAGCATTAATACCTACCTCATGGGTATATAGCACCCCAGGATTTTGAGCTTCGTCAGTATAAGTAGCTATGGGGTAACTACGGGATGCAACATCAAGCCATGCCGTACGGCTCATATTTCCGTAGTACCAAAGTTGATCTAAGTGATTATAGATAACGTAGCGGTCGACCCAGTTAGAGTTTGCACTGCAATAGAACCACCAGATCTCATTAAACCCTTCATTGGTGCCGCAGATTACCTGCTCACCTTGAGCAACGTTAATATCTTTAAATACGTATTCACGCAACGAACAAGGTAAAGTCTGAATACGACCGTCGTACATATAGAACTTATCAAGCCCCATCCAATACGTTACGTTGTTAGCCACGATAGTTGCTCGTGGACCCATGATAGATATGTTATCGCCTAGTTCTTGTAGACCAAACACGTCGGCTGTGCCTAAGAACTGCAAGCTATATAAGTGAGTGTCGGTAAACGTAAGAATCTCTTGCCGTGTTGGTATAGCACGCACGATTCGTGAACCACGGGACACACGGATAAACCCAGCAGAATTAGTAGGCAGTGGTGTCCATACGTTAGGCTGATCTTGTGTAGCCCAACGGATTAATAAAGGATCAAAATCGCCAGGAGAACCATTATAAGGTTGGCAACCAAAAGCAAGAAGGTGCTTATCATTTTGTGAAACAAGAATTTGTGTAGCTGAATCAGGCACATCTGCAGGCGCAACACCGTCGATTGTTAGCCCAGAAAGTAGCTGCGCTGGCGTACTTAATACTGTAAAAGGACTACCAGAAGTACCGCGTTCCCAGTAATAAATAGCCCCACCGACAGGTTCACCACCTAACGTGACCGTGGTGCGAATATTCATTACCAAGTCATTATCAAAATTGTCAAAGAACCAGTCGCGCTGCGGCTCATAAGTAGGTGTTACAGAAGACAGACCCCAACCAAAATTTCCGTTCCAAGGACCAGCACCCCAACCATAGCCATATATAGGGGATGGATTTCCGACGGATAGCTGATACTCAGCCAGCGCCAAATCACCACCGCCATATAAGGCAATCTGGGTTCCGGTACCGTTGTTTGTAATATCTACAGCTACACCGCCAGCAGTTAGAGAGAGTTTGCATGTATTACTAGATGAATTTACGGCGTAATAAAGAGTTCCAGCAGTTAATCCACTCGGTAACGCTCCACCACTATTAGACACATAAAAAGTGTCTCCGTTAGTAGGTGTATAAGTAGCAAACGTAATAACGTCGGTACCACTATCAGCGGTGAAAGTATCTGTGCTTATGTCTGAAGCATTGGCTGTTACAGAAGCACCGTTTATATCTTTTGCTTCGATAGTAAAAGTATCAGCGTTAATTACAGTCTCTATCTTGTAATTCTGATTTAAAACCGCCGCAGTAATATTACCGCCAAGCGTAACGGCGTCAGAAAAAGTTACATAGTCGCCAGCATTAGATCCAAAAGCCGGGCTAAACACCGTTATAGTCGAAGAACCATTAGTGGCTGTGAACTTAACACCACCTACAACCGACGAATTTTGTATCGGCGTAATGTCATAAAACGCACCGCCAACCTCAATGTAGACCTTAGCGTTGGTGCCAACCGCTAATAAATTATCTGCGTAAGACGTTATCCAGTTCCAAAGTTGTCGGCATGTACCGACAAACGTAAGCGGCGTAGTCTTTATCCATCCGCCTATTTTCTGGGGGAAACCAGAGAAAAACCGAATCTTATCGCACTCATACCAACCACCTTCGTTAGCGTAGTTAGTAGTGTCTCGGTTTATGCCAGGACGAAAATTGAGTTTTAGAAAGGGCATCTACGCTACCAAGCCAGGGAGATATACGGTTTTTCCATCTTTACGGGTCGCAGTCAAGACCTGTTTCTTCAGATCTTTATCATCGTAACTAACATGGACCCAACCACTGTCAGGTACGCCAGGAGTATAGAATTCCAGAATAAGCTGTGTGTAAGCCAGGTTGTCTCTAATATAAGCAGCAAGCTCTGCATTTGGCACCCCCGGTATCTCAATGTCAGCAGCCATCCCCCGGCAGTGATCCGAGGTTCTAGACCCCCCTACTTTAGCATTTACGTCTGGCGAGCGATAGCCCGAGTTGACCTTGACGCCTTTTTGGTAGTGGTCACGGATAGGCTGCAATACATTGGCGCAGAGGTTCAGTAAGTTGTTCAGTTCGTCTGGGCCGGGGTTGTTTTCCATGCCATGCCGCAGCGCTGTCTCAGACTTCACCATCTCGGCAAGGCTAAAGTTCTTGGTCAATTGGGTCATTATCTTGTCATTCCTTATCCGTCATAGCCAGAATCTTGCCAAACTGCGTCATTTCTTGTCTTTCATAGCCAGAATCTTCTCAAGCGTACGACCGCCAAAGTAGAAGCTCATGATTAGCATTCCCCACTGGCCTAGCAGGGTGACGTAAGACTCGTTGGCGTTGTACCCGTAGGCAGACATCATGGCAAACACGGTGTAGACCACGAGAATGAAGATCAGGGTCATGGGGCGGATGTTCTTCGACAGCCAGGAGTCGGAGGCCATGTCAGCCTTAGCCCGCTCCGTGAGGTTGTCCTGCTCATTCATATCGGCCTGGAGCTCGTCGAGCCTGCCGTCTTTCTCAAGCTTCTTCAGCTCAAGCATTGCCTGAGCCTTAGCCTCCGGGCTTGGCAATACTCTGTCGATAACTTTCTCACCGATCGACAGCAAAGCAGCAAGGGGATGTGGCATTTACTTTCCTATCTTCGTACTGGCAACGCCAGAAATTACACCGATCGCCACGAGCATGATCTCTTTCAGAATCTCAAGAAACTTCTGGTCTATGGGGGCCATCTGCGTCAGGTCATGATCGACAAACAAAACACTCAAGATGATGCCAAGAGTAGAGATAACCAGCAACGACAGCACGCCGATAACTACAGCGGCCCAGACCATCGTTTGAATTTCTTCTGCGGTGTATTTCATCCTCGGTCCTTTAGCATGTATAGCCAGAGCGCACCAATCATCAACCCCACAAATATCGAACCAGATACAAAAAGCCAGAACCCCAAGAGGATCTGTTCCATCAGCCTTGCACGACGAGCCTTCTTTTCATGCTCACGCTTCAATTGTTCCCTGGCCTCTGCTTCCCTGCGCTGTCTTGCCTTCACCTGAAACGACTGCCAGTCATCCCACAGCCCAGGTCTACCCTGGTAAATAAACATCTCTCGCAGTTCCTGCTCTTGCTTCTTTAACTGCTCCAGCGCAAAGAATTCTTCTAGGTCGTTGCGCTTGTGATCCGGTGTTGCTATTACCTTCTCTTGAATCTTTGCCTTGTTATCAAAATACTCAAATACCGCCTTGCCAGCCTGGATGATCTCCCCGCTGTTATTGATGGCCTCTTTAATAACTGCAAAGGCCGCATTAGCAGCGGCGAGCTCAAGAAGCATACTTACATGAACACCATCAGCATGTTGCCGCTTGCCTGCGGGGGAGCGGTGAATATCCAGCCGGTATTGCCACCACCGTTGACCGAGTTGTTTCCGGCGTACCACGTAGCGCCACCAGTGGCATTTGAGCTTGAGATAGACAGAAAGTCTACGCTGACCGTCCCGCTTGACTTGGATATGGTGCTGGTGCCAGAAGAATTAAGCGTGGTCCTTGCAACCGCAGAAACTCCAGTCAGCGTGAAATTATCAAAAAATGTCGTCACACTACCCGGCATCGTAATAGTGTTTGCACCCGCGAAAGACCGCTGAAGATCCGCAAAACGATTGCTGGTTCCGGTAATAGTCAGAGTTCCAGCACCGGCCTGCTCAAGAATTCCATATGTCAGGCCGCCACCATTGAACGTTTTGTTCGATGCGGAACTCATGGAAATCTTGGAAGTTCCTCGGTTAAACGTCATGTTCGTCGAGGTTGTTATATTCCAAGCCGTCGACCCATCACCAAGAATGGTCCATATTGAACTACCAAGCGTAAGCGTTCTAGCAGAGCTGCCTGACGAACTCAACGAAAAAGACGTGACATTAAAGTTGCTGGTATTGAAAGTACCCTGCGTCAGGGTAAATGTTCTTGTACTACCAAGCGTCAATGCACTACCCAGTGAGTAAGTTGCCCCGGGCGCGTTGATTGTTATTGGCAGATCGATCGTTTCACCATTCGTCGTAATGGTGTGCGATCCAGATGTAGCCCCAAAGGTTATTGCGGTTGCACTGCTTGTAAACGTCGGAGATGTCCCCGCAACAGTAAAGCTTCCAAATATTGTATTGCTATCAAGTAAAACGGTGTAGGTTGCGTTTGCAAAATTAATATTTCTGACCGCGCTAAATGAATTAATAGTAAGCGTGAAATTGCCGGCGGTAGCAGGAACGCTTACATCAAATGCATTTGCTTCTGATATCGCACCAAAACTTATAAGTTGATTATTAGGAAGCTGCGGCGCAATTGTTCTTGTTGTTCCAGTAACTGTAAGATTAGTGCTGGTATTAGAGTTCCAAACGGATGACGTGCCTGTTAATCGAATTTCGCTTCCGGCACCAAAATTAATTGCCCTTACATTACTATTGGTAGTAGAAACAGCGCCGGTTGACAATATCCTAGTTCCAAGGTCTAGCGTGCCAGTAGTGAGATCAAATGTTCTGGACGAGCCTATAGTAAGATTGTCTCCCAAGGCAAGCGTACCAGTCACATTACATGTTATTGGAAAGTTGAACGTATTTCCGTTGGATGTAATGGTCTGCGTGCCGGAAGTTGATAAAAATGTCCACGTACTGGTACCAGCAGTAAAGACTGGCGTCGTGCCCAGAACGGTTAAGTTGCCATAAATATTTTGATTTATGTTGGCTACCGTGTAAGCCACGTTTGCAAACGAAAGATTCCTTACCCTTTGACCAGCGGTAAAGCTAAGCGTGTTATTTGATGCTGTAGTTGGAACGCTGACATCTAAAGTATCTGCTGCCGCTAAAATGCCAAAATCCAATGTTTGGTTGCCATTTAAATTGGGCTCAACAAACCTATTGGTGCCAGAGATTGTAAGACCGGTGACATTGCTTGTAGTCCACACTGTTCCAGAACCAGTAAGACGAACAGCTCCAGATGTTCCAAAATTTATTGTTCTAGTGTTGCCACTTGTCGAGCTAAATGATGGCACTGTCAGCCTAAAGTTGTTTAGCGCTAACGTTCCCTGATTGTGATTAAAAACGGAAGCCGCAAAATTACAATTTCCGCTTAATTGCAATGTTGTAGCAAGCACGTTAAACGTGATTGCACCAGTTCCACCATATGTATTTCCATTGGTGTTTATAAATTGCGTGCCAGAAGATTTGGCAAAGTTCTGGGCGGTTCCACCGTTAGAGTATGCGGTGATTGCGCCATTGACCGTTAGGTCACCATATATTGTGTAGCTCGATGGCAGCCCGATAGTGTACGTTCCACCAGGAATGTCAAAATTTCTAAAGTCACCGTTTGAGAAGTTTATGGTGCCGCCGGTGTTTACGACTACTGGCTCAAAGTCAAAATTGATTGTTGCAGACGAGCCAACGCTACTTGTTTTTGTAAAGCCAGTTCCGGGGGTGGTGATATATATCTTTCTGGATGTTCCAGAAAGCGTGAAGCTGGTTATATTGGTAACATTAAAAACAGTACCGGTTGCATTTGATGTTAAATATATTGATCCGGTTCCAAGGTTGAGATCTCTAGCCGTTCCTGAGTTAGTTGCATTAAAGTAGCTAGTGCACGTAAGTGTAAAGCTTGATAACGACAAAGCTCCGACAAGGAGATCAAAACTCCTGATGGTCGTAGCGCCAGCAAGATTTACCTGCTTCCCACTACTTTGTACCGTCATACCAATGTTTAAATTGCTACCATAAGTATTAACGTTACTAGCCGGAACACCGGATCCCCCAGCGAATTGAAATGTTGAGGATGACGCACCATTCACAAAATTTATGGATGAGCCAAGAATATCTAAGTTTTGATAAACGTTTACCGTTTGAGCAAATTGGTTTGACCCGCCATTAAATGCATATGGCCCATCTTCAAGAATTGTACTGCCAACGTGACCATCATCACCTACTATTCCCGTGGAACCGGTATTAACTACCCGAACGGTGAGAGCTTTGGCGTAATCACCAGTGGTGGCGCTTTGGTTATAATATCTTATGTAGTTTTGAGCAAATGTTCCAAATGCTTCTACTTCAATAACCTTGTTTCCGGAAATTGTTCCGTAGTGGGCTGTATCAAGAAGAAATAGTCGTGAAGCAAACGCGCTAGAGTTGGTACATCTAATTGTTCCACTTGCACCAAAATTAATGTTTACCACGCCTGATGATGTTGAAGCGTTTATGCTGCCACAAGTCAAACGGAATGATTGAAGATTTAAATAACCCTGACCAGAACCAGTATAAAATAAACCAAATGACAAAGAATTGACTGAAATTGTCGTGTTTAATGAGGTGTTTCCAGCAAGACGTAACTCTCCAGCGGCAGTATTAGCCAAATCAATTCCAAAATTTACTGTTGCTCCATTTGTATTTAGCGTTTGTGGACTTGTGTTGGATGTAAAACCAATCATGTAATTAGTAAAAAAATTGGCAGCGACTAATGAACCACCTATGGTGAGATCTCCATTTATTGCCGGGGAATTAGTCATACCAGTCTGCGTTACCGTATAAGAGGAGTTGTGAAGAGTAAAATCTTGCACTCCAATACCGGAAGCATAAGTGGTGCCGGTAGCTGAGTTGAACTGGATTGTTCCGGTCCCACCCGCTACCACGCTAAATGAAAATAATTTGCTGCGATCGCCAATACCTTCAGGCAGCTTTATATCTATTGTTACCCCCGAATTGGGAGCTAAAATTTCAATGGCTTTACGATTAGTTATGTTTACGTTTGTGTAGGAACCCGCTGTGTTGACAAAGAACACATCACCAGATGGAGTTGCCCGGTTTAGTACGAGTTTTTCTGAGCCAGTGCCGAAATTGAAGCCAGAACCTGTAAGAGTAGGTGCAAATCTTAACGATGACAATGTTAAAACGGAGTTATTTCTTAGAGTAAGGACTCCGTTAGTAAAAGTATGGGGTGCGGTAGTACCGGGTGGAACAGTAGTAAAGGTAATGCTAGTGTCTATATAAATTGGATTAGTGCCAACACTAGCCGCGCTGGCAAAAAAAGTTCCAGTAGTGTTTGTTCTGGCGGTACCAAGATTTATAGTTGTACCGGTTGCATCTATGGAAAGAGCGGATAAGATGCCTGTATAGGTGCCAGTCCAGCTTGCGCTTGCGGTTACAGAACGTATGCCATTCAAGCTATTTACGTTAAATGACCCAGCCCCCACATCAATCAACCATGCATGCCCCGAGTTAGTTCCAGTACCACCACCATTAGTCTGAATTGTACCGGTACCCGAATTGATGTAATAAAGTTTAGCTGACGTAGTTTCGGTTCTAAAACCAGGGTCGACAGTTACCGTAATTCCAGCGGGCGGGGACAACACTTCAAACCTGTTGTAAGCGCTGATTGCGTTATTAAAGCCGGAGGTTATTGGCATGCTAAAAGCGCTGCCAGCAGTTGATCTGCTGCAAACTACCTTACCGGGCGAAGTAAAATTTGACGTTCCAGTATCTTGATACCAAGAAGTAGTAGTGTGAGTAAAGTTTCCCCATGTCAGCGTGTGATTACCAGATTGAGAAATCCCGCCGGTACATGTTAAGGCGTCCTGAAATGTTATTGACCCACCGGTCCCATAAAACTGTATAGCCCAAGGAAAAGTTTTACCCGCTGATGTAAACGTCCGTGCCAAGGTAGTCATACTGCTACGGAGAATACTTAATCCAGATCCGATCGTAATTCCCGAGCCCATCGTGAAACTACCAACATAATTTAACATGTTGGCACCAGAACCCGCTAAGGTTAAGGTAGCGCCGGTGAAATTTACAGATGCGGCATTAACAGTGCCACTGATAGTGACAGTTCCAGATCCGGAAGACGCGTTAAAATAAACGTCATCCGATGTCGTAGGCACAGATGCACCACCAGCGCCGCCACTCGTGGCTGACCAGTTGGCAGTATTGGATGAATTCCAGGTACCAGTGCCACCACGCCAATATCTATCTGCCATGACCTAATCCTTCGTATTTATTCAGCGGGAGTCTGATTCTCAGGTTCCGGGGGTAAAGAAGACCTTGTAATACCCATTTCTGCTAGTTCTTCGTCGGTCGGGGCGGGGGGCGGATTCAGAATAAATGCCTTCCAGTTATCAAAGCGCTCCTTCTTCATAGCCTCAATCTGCTCTTCCGTAAAAGAGTGATCCGCAGGCAACCATAGCGCGTCTGAATAATTAAACTGACCGTCAGTGTAGGTAAAGGGGATCTGAACCATGCCTTCCATCTTCTTCTCCTTATGGCTGTTGTGCAACCGCAATTACGTCCCAGAACACATCTTGGGAGTTGTAAATACATCCGATATATACCACCTTGGTAGCAACAGTTGTCGTTGGGAGTGTTACTCCAACGGCTCTATACGCGCCAGAGGTAGTAGTCCAGGTAAGCGCTCGGCCCGTACCGTTATCCTCAATGCGGATCACGAGCTTCTGACCGTCCGTAGGGGTGCCAGAGGGAGCCGCAATGGTTGCAGCAACCGCTAAGGCCGTAACATTATATTGATCCGCCGTATCGCCTGTGGGGGTAATCGTAGCGGCACTGGTAACCGTTCCAATACGTGGGGTGAAACGCTTGTTAGTAAGCGTCTGCGTGTCGGTAGTGCCGACGATCGTCATGTTCGCATCAGCGAATGTGTAAGTTTTGACGGAAGTTGTCGGACCGCTGACCTGGAAGAAGGCGTTGTTGGTACCGCCATTTGCCGCAGGCAGGATGCCAGAAACGTTAGTAGTAAGGCTGCAATAAGCTGTTGCGGTTGAACCCGTTCCACCATTTGCTATCGGTAATGTCCCTGTCACCTGGGTCGAAAGGCTAACCCCAGACAATGCGCCGCCAAGAGTAAGGTTGCCAGACGACGTAACGGTACCCGTAAGAGTTATGCCGTTGACCGTACCTGTACCACCCACAGAGGTAACCGTGCCAGTACCGGATCCTGCACCAATCGCCGTACGGAAAGATGCTGCGTCAAGAGCCGAAACAGTATTGTCAGCATTAAAACGTGGAAATGTAACCGCACTGGGGTTAGTGATCGTAAACAAATTAGCGCCAAGGGTGGTCGCCCCTAGACCTGTTCGACCCGCTGCTTGAGTAGCTCCGCCCGTACCACCGTTTGCGACTGGTAGCGTACCCGTGACATTTGTGGCTAAGTTAACGAAGGTCGTGGATGTTGTTCCCGTACCCCCATTGGCAATCGGTAGCGTACCCGTGACGTTAGTAGCGAGGTTAACAAAGGTCGTAGACGTGCTTCCCGTTCCACCGGAGGTAATCGGAAGCGCTGTACCTAGGGTTAACGAGGACAGGTGCGTGACAGCATCAACGACGTTCGTGCCATTGTTGTATACCCACATCGTCTTACCAGCAGGAACCGCAATGCCCGTGCCCGTAGTGTTCTTAACCGTAACGGTGTCAGCAAGACCATTGTTAATTAGATAGGGTTTATCAATTTGACAACCAGATCCAAGAATAAGATTCCGTACGCCACCAGAAGTGCCCGTAAGGTTTAATCGAACATGCCGTGCGGTTTGAGTAGCGTTAGTATTTGTAAGTGTTAACGTCACATCCGCGCTAGAAAAAGGTACGTCAGCAGAGCCGACAATCGCCTCTTCTAGTGCGGTACCAAGATTGGTATTTGTCGTGGTGCCCCACAGCCCAGCCTGTTCGCCGGTTCCTATGAGTTCAATTTTTAGCGTTGAGTATGTGCTTGCCATTTACGGCTCCTAATTTTGCGTAATAACAGTTTGCCAATCGTTCGTTTCAAAAGTGTTTATAGTTGACCAATCAGAAAGTTCGTAGGTGTCAATAATTTCCCATAGATATCGGGCAACCATAGTATCCATACCTTCTGCGGCTTCAATAATTGAAGAATTAAACACTACTTGCGTATTTAGAATGTCGGCGGCGTCAGCACTCTCAACAATACTTACAGAGAAATCTACCTGTCCGTATACTGTATCTTGCCCTATAGAAGCTTCAGATACAAGTCCACTAAACACTACCAGAGAAGATATTGTGTCTGAGCCGTCAGCAGCTTCAATTACAGAAGTGACGTATACGGAAGATGAAGAAATTACGTCTGCGGCATCTGCGGCTTCTTTAATGACAGAGGCAAATTCGACTGTAGCTGTCGTAATATCACCGCCATCAGCAACTTCGACAACAGAGGAATTAAACGTAGCTTGTACAGTAATGGTGTCAGAAGCAGTACTACTTTCTGCAACTACCCCGTTAAACACTGCCAAAGCACTAACTGTATCAGCGCAATCTGTGACTTCCACAACAGAAGAACTAAATGTAGCCAGAGCGTTAACTACGTCAGCACCATCTACGACCTCTTCTATAACTGCGTCAAGCTGTAACTGTCCATTAACCTTGTCTAAACCTTCGGCTGCATCTTTAAACGTTGCGTTAAATTGAGCCGTCCCATAAACTTTGTCTGCGCCTTCGACTGCTTCTACTATAAAACCATCAAAAGAAGGAGAAGCAAATGTTAAGTCTGAGGCATCTGCGGCTTCAATTACTGAAGTAGTAAAAATAGCAAGAGAACTAACTTTGTCAGCGGCGTCGGCAGCTTCTTTAACTGTACGACCAGAAATTAAAAATCCATAAGCTAAATCCGCTCCATCTGCAGCATCTTTAACTATACGGCTAGAGGCTAAAAAAGCATTGGTCTTATCACTGCCTTCGGCAGAATCTTTTGATTCCCTATCGTAGACAGAGTAACCCCACGCTGCTTCACCCCAGCCGCCAGACCCCCAGCCGCTGACATCAGCCACTTACTACCCCGCAGTTAGTTCGTCTTCAGAAAACCAACGACTTTGTTTTACCCCGTCAGTGTCAACCCATTCTATGAGATAAGACACAATACCGTCTTCACTCATGCGTAGAGCAACCACTGGACCTTGGGGGACAACAGCCTTAAGCTTTACGACATCGCCTTTTTTAAATGTGGTAGCCATCTAGATCTCCTTAAGCGTCACCAAGGCTAAACTCATACTTAACGTTTAGCGTGTCACCACTAACTACTGAACGATCACCAGGAGACTCAAAGTCTGCCTCAGAAAATAAAATTCCAGAAGTGCCGGTATCCACACTAGCCAAGAACGCGCCAGCTACAGTAGCCGTACCCGTGATACTGAACGAAGCTTGAGAAGCGTTGTTGTCAATAACAGACGGATCAGCCGTGGTAGCTGTACCAAAAGTCACAGCCTTGCGGTTACCTGAGTAGTTAGTAAACTCAGTCCATGCTTTAGAGGCAAGAGTGTCGGCAGCGGCAAACGTAGATGGACCAGGACCAGTTACAAGACCAAGATACCAAGCAGCGGTGTAAGTAACACCTTTAAAGTACTTAGTATTCATATCTTGCAGACCTTGATTAACCACAAGATTTTTAGCCTTGTTTTCCCACTTCAAGTTACCGTCTTTGTCGTAGCAGGTGACAGTAAACACGCCGCCGCCAACAAGACCTTCACGATATTTAGCGCCAGCTTCTTGAGTAGCCGCTACGCGCTCTGTAGATTGTGCTGCATGTTTCATTTCAAACTCCTTTAAGAAAGTCTAATAAGCGCACTAGCGCTAGTAGCCGCAGGGAAAGTTACAATAAAACTCGTGGTAGAGGTTTTGTCTGAGCCAAAATCTAATACACATATGGCTGGGTTACCGCCCCCTACTTTATAAAGCAAAGCGCCTCTCGCAGTAAAAGCACCTGACCAAGAAACGGTAGCAAACGTGACGTACGAAACGCCGTTACTAAACCCCTTGGTAGGGGTCAGTATTTCTCCTCCAGCGGTGTATCCAGAAGCTACTACCTCGCCAGAAGTCGTATACGCTAGAGTCGTATTATCTAACGTAGCATTATTTGTGTACAGCGCTATCTTGAAGACATCTGCTGTACCTGTAGCAAAGTCATAGTCAGCAGCCAAAACTCCTGACAAAAAAGCATCTGATATGTAATTGCCCGTGAAAGCCATCAGTTCACCGTCATTCTAACTTGCCCAGACCGGTACGCGTCACGACGCTCCATACCATCACCAAGGCGTTTAGCCAGAATCATTGCTTCTTCATAACGTTTGTTGTACCCAGCGATCACGTCGGCTTCGCCCTTCATAAAGGTATAGGCTTCAACCAATGCGCCGTAAAGCAACGAAGAGTCAAAGTTATCACCAAGCCACGTAGTACCTGCTGTAACAATTGACTCGGGGTAATAGTAATAATGGAGTTCTACGTTATAAACGTTGTTAGGCGTAGGGCCAAGAATAAACGTCAACTCATTAGTGATTACAGGCGGGTTAGTATTCGTAGTAGCTGGGCCAAACAGAGCATAGTACTTAGGTATGCCAGTAGTAGCTGGGTTTGGAAATGCAGCCCTAATAAAGTTCACATCCTTGTTAAGCAGATATTCGTAGTTACCAGTACCATCAATCACAGCCATAGAATACACAGCTAAAAAATCTGCAGGGCAAGAAAGATATTTGTTATTAGTAGTGGTTAGCCCTACTACGTTCTTACGTATTGATGGAAATTGAACGCTATTATAAATCCGCTGCTCAGCCTGTTGAATGAACGTATCAATCTGTTCTTTAGACGTAAGCGTAGCCGTAGACCCAGCAGGGTCTGAAAACTGCGTATTTGGGAAATCGTTTTCACAATATCCCTTAATCGTCTCAAACAGAGTTGCGTAGTTCATTTAGCCTAGCTTCTTCGATGAATTAGTACCCTTGGTAGCGCATCCAGTGCCACGCGTTTTAACAGTCTGAGTATTAGGAACGTTATTTGGATAACCGTTCTTAGTATCCTTTACAGGTACTGGGGTAGGCATCTTGTTCATTATCGACCCCGCCCAGCTTTTTTCTGCATCATGGCCTTAGCCATACCTTTGCCCATTTTTTTCTCCATCATGGACTCTTTGGGTGGCTTAGGCATACCGCCTTTTTTCAGGCCCATCTGATGAATCTTTGAGGTTTCCTTATGCTTTTCGATGGCCTCTTTGACCATCTTTTTGTCTTGTGCTTTATCCATGTGTGAAGGCATTTTGTTCTCCTATGTGACAGACACAGTTACGGAACCAAGCGTAATGCTTAGCGCCAAATTATTAGGGGTCAACCCCGCATCGTTAGCTCTAGAACCGCCAACCGGTGCCCATCCCCATTGCACAATTCTACTACCGCCAGATGGGTCACCGCTACCTAATGGGCCAGCATTAGACTCAATTTGTAAGCCTGTGTAACCAGCTTGTCGGTAAGTAGTATCTGGGCGTGGGTTACGGATAGCCTGCGGATCATTTACCGGATACATACCCAACTGCAACTGCGGCTGATCTGGTTCCCAACATGTAGGGCAGACAAGAAGATTTACGTTCTTTGTCTTAATAACAATGCTTTTAAGCTGTTTTAGCTTATAACGGAAACCACACCTATCGCACTGCGATATGGCCCATTTACCAGAGGCAAACTTGGTAGGCATTAATAGAACATCTCACGCGGCGCTAACCGCAGAGAAGCCTTCTCACGGTCTTCAGACGATGCCAACGCCCACTGCTCTTCATACGACATCTTGAGCATTTCTAACCTTGGGAGCGCCTCAGGAATCTTCATCGACAGGTAATAAGCCAGCCCAGCTACCAAGCAAGGCAACAGACGGAACGGAATGTCCTGAGTGTTTACCCCGTTGCCTGCGTCCTGTATACGACGCAGCCTCCAGTAAACATAGGTGTAGAAGTTACTCTGGTCTGGCGCAGGCCAGACATTAATATTCGGTGGGTTCACCCCAGTGGAGGGGTTAGTCGTATTAGGCTGGTTGCCGTTTATGGGGTATGTAGCACCAGACTGCCGGTTAATCCAGACCTGAATGGGTCGGCCTTGCGCGTTCTTGTTCGGTATCGTGGCGTAGGTAGAAACGCTAATACGGCTGATGTTGATGTCAGTCTGCTCAGCGCCTGTCTGAGTCCGTATTACGCTATCCAAAAGGTCAATAGTGTCTACAGGTAGAGCATAGGTAATCTGCCCCTGCACCATCGGAATCGACCCCTGCTCAATAGTCCAGAGGTTAATACCACGGTTAGCCCACTCAATAGTCAGCAGGTTCAGAGATCTACGCGCTGTACGGAACTCATAGCCCGTGCGTAGCTCTAAGCCACAACGCTCAAAGGCTTCTTCGATAATCTCGTTGAAGTCTAGGTTGAAACTATTGGTGCCTGAAGTGGTCACTTCATTCCTCTCAAGGTCTTAGCCAGACGCGCTCTCTGCCCTAGCTTACCCGGTGCTTTTGTAGCTCGGTCCAGCATCTTAGCGGGGATCTTTTTCTTACCCTTGATGCCAAGCTGCTCACGCAGTGCGCCAGGCTTCTTAATAGCCTTCTGGATCCAACCACCCTTGGCTTTTTTCTCGGTCTTCTCAGGTACTTGGTACTTCTTAGCCTTGTAATGCTCTTCCTGAGTAATACCAACAGCATCTCCAGCCCGGCTTATCACACGGGAAGCCTTTGTCATGGCGTTGTCTGGTAGCGAATCTAACCACTTGGTACGGCTAGAACGCTTATCTTCTGTTTTCTTTTCTTCAGCCATTATCGGAACCTCGCTGTCTTCTTTGCAATTCCTGCTGGTTGTTTAACGAATTGTTTTCCAGAAGCTTTGCCAGCTCTTTTCGCTCTTGTCGTCGCTGCATACTCAGCTGGAGATAGTGCGTTGATCGCTGACGTTGGGAGGTAACGCTCGCCAGTAACGGAAGACGGTTTCCCACTCTTAGTTCTCCACTTTTGTGCTGTCCAGTCTTTCAAGCTCTGCTGCGGCTTCTTTAGCGGCATCTCGCTCAGTCCTTTTTCTCATCCGGTAAACTTCCGCAGCTCTTAAAACCCACGAAAACACATTTCCGTCTCTCTTCGGGTCGTACACCGGTGCCCGAATCACTTATATCCACCCCCCTTAGCTTTGTACTGCTTAGCCAAGAGTTGTGCTTTTCTTGCTGACCATTGACCCGCAGCAGTCCCTTGAGTGGCGGAGCCTTTAATCTTTTCAAAAAGACTCTTACGCATTCCCGGCTTCGTATAAGTGCCTGCTTCATTGACACGAGATTTAACCTTTCCGCCTTCAGCATACTGCGTGAAAGAATTAGGGTTATCCCTACGAGTGGCTTTTTTAGCCTTGGGCATTTTAGATGGGCGAATATCACCCATCCCGCGTGAAGGTCTCATTTAGCACTTCCCGCCGCCAGCCATCTTGGTCTTGGGCATACCGCCGTTCATCATCTTGACCATCTTGCCTTTGGTTTTGCCCTTAGAAGCCACACCGTCACGGCTAGGAGCAGCAGTCTTAACAGCGCCCATTTTGGTAGCGCCCATGCCAGTCATCTTTTTCATACCATTTTTCCTTTCGTTTTACCCTTCGTTGCACAACCATCAGCACGTCTAGATGCTGATACGGAACCACCAGACTTATAGCTAGTACGCTCTGGAACTCTCAAACCACGTACAAGACGGCGCGCCTTATCCAAAGGAGACCCTTTTTCTGGGGCAGCATCAGGCTTGATATCAGCCTTTTTTTGTTCAGGTAGGCTTGCCCGTAAGTTACGTAGTTTCTCTGCAGGGGTCATACGCTTAGGCGTAGCATCAGCTGCTTTAGAAGCCGTACCACGCTTAGCCAGACGTGATGTTTCATCGCCTGTATCAGTTACTTTAGGTGCGGCTGCTTTAGGTTTAGCCTTAGGCGCAGTAGCCTTAGGCGCAGTAGCCTTGGGCGCGGCTGGTTTGTTAGTACGAGCCACAAAATCTTTGATACTTTCAGTAGTACCAGGCTCATCACTCATCTGGCTACGCTCATACTCTTTCTTTTCACGCTCTTCAGCTTCTAAAAGATTTTTGGCGTCGTCAGAGTCTGCGTAACCGCCTTCAGAAAATTTACGCTTCTTCATACTTTCCTCTGCCCTAAGGCGTCAATTTTGTCTTCTAACCGTTTAAATCCGTTGTCAAAATGCTCACGGATCTTCTCTAGGTCTGCCCTGACTTCTGCACGGGTAATGTGGTCACGAGCAACTTCTTCACGCGTTCTGTTAAGCAGAATGCTGATGCGTTGAAGCTCATCGAACTTGCCCTTAAGCAACATACCCATCACCGCCACTATCGCACTGAGGGCGATATTCCAAAGCATCATCTCCATTTAGCACTTCCATGCACGTAGCGATTTATTGATGCGGCTATTAGGATCATTGGCAGTCTTAGCAGAGGTGAGCTTCTTCTTCATGCCTTTCATCCTGGCGCAAAACGAGTCACGCCGTTTACCGCCTTCTGGCTGCGGAGCTTTTAACCCCGGCTTACCTGGATTAGCAGCGTTATAGGAAGCACGCCCCTTGGCGTTTAAACCGCCTTTGGGGTTCTTACCTTCTTTGCGCTGCCAAGCAGGGGTCTTAGCCATAGATCAATGTCATCGAGGTTGTGTTGGTCACAGTCCCGTGCAGTCCAGACTCACAAAGGATTCCTTCACCAGGCATAGGGATGATCGTATAACCAGCAGTTGTACTAGCAGCCGTGTTAATAGTGGCTAGAATCTTTCCACTAGCACCGCCTTCACGGATAACAACAGAACCAGCACTACCGCCATTAACAGCGTAAATAGTCTTAATCCGCGCCCGTTGAATGGCATTGTTATTCTGGTCTAGAAAGTTACCCGTAGACTCTAGCGGCTTAGTCGCTAGTACGTCATATTGCATAGTAGGCATTTGAGCCTCCTATTACGATGCGGAAATAGCAGCGAGAGTATCTACGCGGAGCCAGTTGGTGCCGTTATAGAAAGCGAGAACGGGCTGACCAGCAGCGCCATTGCTAAAGTAAGCGACAGAGCCAGTAGTAGCTGTGGGGGCCGTAGCGACGGTATAGACACCCAGGTTTACTGGGCCGGAGAACGAGGTTTGAGCCATGTTTGGCTTCCTTTCGTGTAGTAGCACATCCTCATATCGTCTCTACTAAGTCAGCCAAGCCTGTCGATATGAGTAAAAAATCTTGGACTAGAAACAACAGTACAGCAAAAAGAAAGGGGGCACAAGCCCCCTTTCTACCCAGATTAAGCGCCGGGCGAGCCGAACATACCAAGCGGATCAGACCAACCGAACGAATAACGCTCACGGGCTTTGTAACGAACGTTGCCAGTGTCGAAATCGCCGTCCATGGACTGAGCCAGCGGGGTACGAACAAAGTGCTTCATACCATTGGGCACATCGGTCGTCAGGAACCATGCGTCGGTATCCGTCAACCAGTGATTAATGGCATAGCCCTCGGGGATCGAGCCGTTATTCTTCAGCGCGTTGATGTCGTTGTCAGCCGTAGCCACGCGGAGTTCAGTATCCAACAGGCGGGTTGCAACGAACTGCAATGACGGAGGAATAATCAGCTTGCGGGGGCGAGCAGCGATCAAGAGACCACGCTCATCTGTCCATGCGGCGATCTGAATAACAGCGGCTTCAAGAGAAGTCTCGTTAAGATCAGCCGGGGTAGCAGGCTCGTTAGAGTTGACGCCACCGGACACAAGGGGGTGATCCGTTGCAAACAAGGGCTTACCGTCACCACCGGGGTAGGCAGTGTCAAAGCCATTGTTAAGGATAGCCGCAGCCTTAACTTGCTTGGTGTAAGCCATAGCGCGAGCCAAAGACTTGGTATAGCGCGAAGACAGGGAGTCATAGAGGTTGTCCTCAATAGCCTCTTCCGTCAGCGAGAAACCAAGAGCAATCGTCTCGTGCGTATAGCGTGCCGTCCAAGCCTCTTGCGCGTTATCGTAGGCAATTGCACTGCCTTCGTTCTTCACCGGTGCGGCGGAGAAGCCAGACAGTTTGGTTTCCTCTTCAAACGAACGCTCGGAGGTCTCGGTCTCGTAAATCTCCTTATGCTCTTCGCCGTAGCGTGCATATTCCATACCGAACAGAGCGTTCAGACCAGGAAGGAGTTCTTTAAGTAGTTGTGCGCGTGAAATAGCCATTTAAGTTTCTCCTTAGACGCCAACGGGGTTGAGATATTGGTGTCCGCCGGTCACAACGCTAGTGGTAGTAACGCCACCGTCAGAGGTCGAAACCACGTACGGAGCATTCCACTTAACAATTGCCTCTTGATACACGACATTACCGCCAGACACGTACGAAGTCTCAGGAACGAGATCAATAATACGAATCGGGAGGGAAGCCGTAGTAGCAACGGTGTCGTCAATAGCCACACCAGAGTTACCAGTGGTCGTATTACCGGGGTTCTGAACCAGAGCAGCGTTGTTGCCAACAACCGTACGCTGGACAGTACCGATAGTCGTACCGGAAGAAACGATAGCTACTTTATACAGCGCATCAGGATCATCCTGGACATAAGCCTGAATGTCTGCAGCGACCGTGCCAGACGGATAGTTCTGGCGAAACACCTTACCGTAGGTAGGATCGGTGTAAGAGCAGCCAAGGAAAACACCAACAGGAGTAGCGGTAGTAGTACCGGTCTCTTTCACCAGAACACCATCACTGGACAGCTTAACTACGTCACCGAAGAAAATTCCGGTGCCATAGGCTGAGGCGATGGGGATCTGACGAGTAGCACCAGCAAACACCTGACCGCCGATCAAGTTGATCGGAATTAGCCCATAGGGGCCATTAACAGTAGGATAAGCCATAGTTGACCTCGTTAAAAGTTAAATGCCTTTGCCAAACGATGTCGTGGATCTACGCTCTTTAAATAGCGGCATCCTCGGATCGTTATCTTTCATAAAGCTGCTGTCTACAGCGTCCATATTGTCCTTGGTCGTTTTGGCGAAATACGCCGCACGTTGGTCCACGAACTCTTCTGGCATTTTGCAGAGTAACAGCCCAGCGACTTCGATGTTGTCTTTGAACCTGCTGTTAGAGTCTACGAGAAACTTAAACTGGGGTTGCTCCTCAATACGCACTGGCTCCCAGCCCTCTCTAAACTTAGCAGAGACGTTTTTAGCGTCTAACTGCCCATTTGCAGATATGCGAATCCAACGATATGCATAACCAGGTTGTTTAGTAGGCTGCGGTAGCGTTTCTGGGCGCTGCCACTGCTTAGGTCTCTCAGATTTTTCTCTACTCTCAAGTTCGCGTGCAAGTCTATTTTCAGCCATTTTGTTTCTCCAGTCGTATCATTTCTTTCGCATATTGCTCAGGCGTTAACCCAAGCCTCTTCGCAATTGCTAACTGCGATTGCTTTAGCACTATCCTCTTGGCAGAAGTGCTTCTTGATACCGGAGCCACAACATTAGCCGGTTTCATCTCAGTGCGCTGAGCAGGCTTGCCGCCCCTGTCAGTCGTTTCTACTTCTTCCTCTTCCCCAAAGTACTCAGGGAATCGTTTCTTCATGGTCTTATCGACCGTACTCCAATATTCGTCAGTACCGACATAACCAGCTCCGTACTGTTTTTCTAATTTCTGATGCAACCCTAGCGCCGTTGCAGTCATCTCTTCGTCCTGCCCAAACCACGTATTTTTGTTACGCCAGTTGGCAGTTTTCTGGTCTAACTGCGGAGCCGGAGGTTGCGGCCTTGATGTATTTATATCAGGAGTTTGTTGAGTTTGTAAAGGGGGTTTATATCCTTTTAACTTTTCCAACCTAAAATTCACAGAATTAAGCTTAGCCTGAGCATCTACTAGCTTGTCAGAATCTCCGGCCTCATAAGCCTCTTTGTAGGCTCGTTTAGCCATCTCCAACTCAATCTCTGCAGCGCTAGTAGCTGTCAATACTAGAGATTTTTCCCCTTCACTCAGCTTATTTCTGAGAGCTTTATTCTCTTCTAGGGCTTTTTGGGCCATAGCTAAGGCTTCTTGTTGCTCCCGCAGTGCCCTTTCTTTCTCCCGCCGCTCGTCGTGCCAGACCTTTTTCATCTGTTTCAGACGAGTTTTTACCTTCTCAGAGTAGTCTTCTAGCTCATCTTGCTCTAGCTCTTCGACCACTTCTTTCGGTAGCGGCTGACGCCCACGGTCCTCTTCAGGCGTGTCATCCTCTATTTCTAGTTCAAAATCCTTATCTTCTACTGCTGGTTCCTGCTCTTTAATATTTTCAGTATCTGCCATTTTCTACTCCTTATTTGCGACTGATGCCGCGAGGATCTTCTACTACACCCTCTACAGAATCATCGTTAATAATCCGAAACTCGCGCCCATGAATCTTCAGACGTGTACCGGCGTGAGGGCGAACTAATACAAAATCACCCTCTTTGCACCACGGACCTGACGGGAACCTAGCTGGGTCTTTATAACAATCTGGACCCATTTTCATAACAAACAAAACCGTAGTCAGCAATTCTTCATGCTGCATGGTTATATCTGCCTTAACTAGACCACTGTCAAATTTATCCTCAATTTCTGGAATCCCACACAGGATGCGGTATCCAGACGGGTCTGGTACTTGCCTAGCCTTCTCTTCTGCGCTTGCTGGTAATACTGTTGCTTCGTTCGGATCGCTTGTAGAACCGATTAATAGTTCACTCATCTGAGTTTTCCAACCTTTCTGCTGTTT